TCTTTAGGGTCTCGTCCATCTGGCACACCAACATACAAAACGCTGAATGGGCCTATGCGGTTTAACACATCAGCACGCTCAATCTTTTTAATAAGTTCACGTTGAATGAGTGCTTTAACTTCATCTTCAAGTACTTGATCATCTTCATCAAATACCTCAAACCCTTGTCGCCAGCATGTTCGAGCAGTGCCAAACGTTAGGCGGTTGGCAATACCTGATCCGCGCACAGACATTTGATACAACTCGCTAAACGAAACGTTCAACCCCTCCGGGTATCCGTAAATCTCGTTTATGTTGCGTTTGCCGTTGTGGCTAACACCTGGGAGCGTGTCGCTTTTCCTGTTCAGCGTGTGAGTAGCGTTGTTTGACGCAAACCAGTTTTTAAACTTCTGTAACATTATTAAAATGCTCCACTACTGTATGAACGTCATTGCTATCACCGTAGACGACAAAATACTCAAACACCTGTTTTTCCATTTGTTGAATAGTTTTTGTGGTATTAAATTTTCTGTGGATAATACCGTTTTCGCTTGCTCGGGCGAGTCGCTCACTCTCTTCCCAATGCACAAACTGAATCATTCTGTAGTAATCACCAACGGTAATAGCGTGCGGGAATTCAGCCGATAAATGCTCAAACCAATAGCTATTACTCACAAAGGCGTAAATCTCTAGCGGATTACTCATAAATCACACCTCTCTGACCACATTGCTTCAGTTCCGTTGATCATGGTTCCGTGTTGGCTAGACGCGAGATCACGAACCACAGGGTTGTTCGCATAGCCGTCATCTAGTGGATAATCTCGGACGAGAGTGCCTGTATTACGATCGCCACCAGACCATAGTTTTATATCCCACACGCGCCCATTTGGATACTTGCCGCCTTCATGTCTGAATAGTGCGTCATTTTGATAGGTATTTAGAGAATCCACGCCCGTATAAACGACAACAACATCAATCAGCAGCGCAAATACACTACCGGTACGTTTCGCAATAATTAGATACTCTCGCCCCTGCTCAGCAATAACCCCTGTGTTATTTACACCAACGAATCCACTGCCATCATAGCCCATCCATCGCCATCCGTCCGGTGCATCGTGATAAAACAATACATACGGATTTATACCCGCGACAGTATTGCCCAGCAACGCAAAATCTTTACTAATATCATTAATGACGACTTTAGCTTCGAACTCAAAATCCCCGCTTAGTGTTATAGGGGGAATAGACACATACTGGCTAACCCCGTTAAACGTAGCCACCTGTCTGCATCGAGACTGATAAGCCGCTCCCCCTGGAATAGTCACACCATTATAGGCGGGTCTCGCATTAGCCATGATTTTGGCTCACAACAACGTCAACAGTGGTAGCACCAATAACCGTAGTCGCTGTAACCTTGACGCGATTCGGAGAGCCGTTGAACGACCAAGCTGATACACTACCATCAGCAACTTGAGAGCCTACTGTTGCGGCATTAATGCTTGTTCCTGTGCCGCCAATCGGTGTCACACCTAAAAAGCCGCCGTCTTTTTCATACTCAACAAAACAGTCGAATGAGCCTGTTAATGCTGCGGTAGTAGAAATTGATACAATATTTTGATCGTGATTCGCAGATAATACAGATGGGCCAGAGTCATTAATGTCGAAAATGACCTCTCCTGATGCGATAGTAAACGTTTTTTGTGCGCGATTAGTCATAACTATAACTCTGATGAATGGTTTTCTTTATTGTATCATTTTAAAAAATCATGGCTAGTTTTTGCTTGATTAATGGGTTTATCGCATAACGAATAGCGTCAATGTAATGATTCCAGTCATCAACAATGGCCGGAAGAACATCGCCAGTTAATCGATCAACTTTGTAAGAATACTTACGAGTTTCTTCAATTGTTTTTTCGCATCTCGGGTGAATCACAATCTCCTTATAGCTTCTAAGGTGCTGAATTCCATCTTCAACCGATCCCTGCCACTTTTTAACAGCCTCGATCCTTGGTAACCCCTTTCTTCTCAAATGAGATATGGATTCTGGTCTAGCTGAGTCAGCCCTGATAGCGTGTTTTTCTATCCCTTCTATTTTTGCTTTAAAGAAGTCGCTTGTATCATCCAGCTCTAAACCAACCTTTCCAGCATCATATTCAATGTACAAGCATTTATCATGTACCCAACACTTCACGGCTGTTGTAGGGTCTTGAGCGAACCCGAAATCCATACCGAAGTATGGACCATGCCAGCTCTGTTCCGGCTCAAACTCTTTAATTCTGACTTTGCCGGATAGTACTTGTGAGTCGGAATTGGTTAGATACGCACCCTCCCATATCCAAGCGTAAGTAGCTGGATCAAGGCGCTCTTGGTCACTCTTTCTTTCTTGCTCTAATACATCAGGAAACCACGGATTATCATTGTAATTCATCTCAACCGTTTTACAGTTGTCAGATTTATTTACTCTAAACCGTGTGTCAGTGGGCGAGCCTTGCAGTTCAGGGTTCCATGTAACCCAAACCTCCGACCCCTCCTCACGCACAGTAGGGAGCAGTTTTCTGTATGCAACTTCCGATACCGACTCAGCTTCATCAATCCAAGCTATCAGTATCCTGGCTTTAGATTTTATGCTATCTAAGTTAGTACGCAATCCGGCAAACACATAAGAAACGCGTTTATTTTTTGTCCTGACGTACTTTTCCCCGATCTCAAAATAAGCATTCAACCAGGAAACTGACTTAATAGCCTGCTTAATTTCTTCAAGACTTGACTCTTCTAACGAGTTTAGATGCTCACGAGCGCAAAGGATAACACCCGACTGACCTGATTCAGCCGCCATATAAGCGCGAACAGCAGTCATTAACGCAAAACCGCGCGTCTTTGAGCTACCCCTGCCCCCATAAGCGCAACGGTATCGAGCGTTCCCTTGAAATACAGGTATAAGTTTTGGTGCTAACTCTATTTTAGCTGTCGTCACTTGGCGCTACTAATTCGATAATTGTTGGCTTTGATAGTGAGCCATCAGAGTTTTGATGATCAATAATCTGCTTGTCTAGCCCACACAGTTTTGCCTTACCCATAGTTGCAGCAATTGCCGCGCTAGATTGAGGGGTTTCAGCCTCAAGTGCTATTTTCCGAGCCTCTTCTAGTTCTTCTATCAATGAATCCACTGTAATCATATGTCTTTCCGATATAGAAGCCTTGTATTTATCGATTTTTTCGATGATGTAAGGTTTCGCTAGGTTTTCTGTTGCAATCGCTCTAGCTGTATTTTCGCTATATCCAGCCTCTATAGCAGCCTGCGTTCCATTGTATCCATTGGAGCAATAGGCTGATATAAACAGTTGCTGTTTAGTGGTTAATTTACTCATACCACTAATTTTACCACAAACACAAAAAAGGACGCTAATTGCGTCCGTTAAATCAGGATTTTACTAATCTAATGTTAGGCCTCAACTCTTTATCATCAAAAGGACATTTATCTGGGAAGCTCTGAGTAAATGAATTAAGTGAATTTATTAATGATGTGAGTTGAATTAAGTCATCAATAGAGAGAGGTGTCCCAATTTCATCTGACCTAAACAAATATTCGCCATTTTCATCTTTTTCTATTGCCCCTAATAGCCCATGAAAGGCATCAACTACAAAAATATCACTGCCATGTTTTTCAGTTTTTAAGAATGATCTAAGCATATTGCATTCCAATAAACATATTTTGATACTCTTCTTTGTCTAATATTTTATGGTCTTTACCGTCAAAATAATCTAGTACGAGTTCTTCAAACGTACAGAAGATATCACCATCGCCATTAATACATTTCCCATTAGGAAGCTGAATCCCAGTATGATGTTCAGCTACAAATGTTGGTGTAACAGGGATCGGTGTAAGACATTTTAGTTCAGATCGGGTTTCTACGTTTTCAAACATCCATGCAATAACTTCAGCTTCGCATACATTCAACGTCAAACGATACTTGTCTGAGTCGCGTATATGCTCCACTTCAAATATAATTGCTTTATACCCACCCTGACTCGATACTACTTTAAAATTGCTCATAATTTAAACCCTTGCTGTATTCCCACTAAAAACCAAACCACCCGCCGACCAGGTTCGCCCAATCCTTTTATCCTCGCGGAGCTGGTGGTTTGGAAACCTTATTTAAACTTCAAAACACACGGCTTACACATACCTTCTTTTAGATCGCTATCCCAACGACCACACGTCTCACAATACCCAACAACTACTGACATAATAAGCACCACCCTACAATCATTAAAATTATTATGAATTTCCACATAGCGTCTACGTCTTCATCACGCCAAGCGCCCTTGTCATCTAAATAACCTAAAAACCCTGGCACTTCGTTTTTCTCTCTATCCACTCAAATGTCCTTTTTGCTTTATAGCCCACCCAGAAAAATGCGAATAGAAATAGGCTGTATGTTGTTATTAGCAGCGGTGTCATTTTAGTAGTCCTTGCACAGGGCTTTTACCAATAATCTCAGCAAATGCTATAATCCTATCTTTAGCTAACTTGTAACACTCTTTGTAATTCAATTGTTTATCCATCCCTTCTTTTAGCGCCTTCTCGATAACATCATCAGCTGTAGCAACCTGCATCAACTGCTTAATGGTCAAAATCTCACGAACGTTTTTATACTTCTGCTCAAGAAAAAATAATGCGTTATTCTCCATTTTCGCTAAGTTCGCATAATACATTCTAGAATTTTTACTGCCCTGCTCTGTCGCGTAATCAACAAATTTTTTAATAACATCAGTCTTTTGCATGTAGACCGCCTTACCGTCTTTTCTGACGTTTTGCCAATTTGGATCACTCTGCTGTCTTACCAATTCTGATATTAGCTGGCGTTGCCTAAAAAACTCTCTTGTTAGCTTTTCCTTAAATTCAACAACCTTTTCAGAGTTTCTCATTAGTGTAATCAAGAATGTAGCCTGCACTTCTGTCAAAACCGCATACTCCACTGGCCTCCCACCTCTAGATACTTTTCGCTTTTCAAAGCTGGAAAGTGTCTCTGTGCCTGAGTGGCTTTTGATTAAATTCATAACAGTATAATGCTGATTGCCAACCCCTTCAGCTATAACCAATGTTGTCGTGAAAACTTCTTTGCCGTTATTGGTACATATATCTTTCATATCTGCTTCATGCCTTTCTCTATGCGTGTACCTAAAGTATAGTTACTGTACTTACGTATGTAAACTTATTTTAAGCAAAAAAAATCCCCGACCAGGAAGCGGAGTAAGGTCAGGGACAAAAAGGACTGATTAAGGAACTATTTACGCATAGCTGCGAGATTGGATCACCACCTAACTTTGTCGGGTAAGTTTTGGTCTAGCACTGTTTAACGAAGTGTGTAAAAAACCAAACCAATTAAACCTGCTACCACCATTGTTCCAACTTTTACG